TGCAAACACAAGTGGTGTTGTAGCTCTTACAGGTCAAACAGCATTATGTTCTGTTACAGGTACAACAGCTCCTGAGAAAGCATACAATGTATTGGCTCAGATTGATAACCTTATCAATTCACTTGATAGAAATGTATACGATAGAGATGACATCAAAATCTATATGTCTCAACAACAATTTAAGTGTTTTTTGGCGTCAATTAGAAATGTGAACAACTTCCATTTCACTGAACCAACTCTTGGTCAAGTATTCACTACTTTCCACCCACAAACAAACTATGAAGTTGTTGGTGTACCAGGACTTAATGGTTCAAATTTAATTGTAATTGGACCAATGCAGTATATGCTCGTTGGAACTGACCTTACATCTGATGAGGACAGCTTCAGAGCATGGTGGTCTCAAGACTTCCAAGAAGTAAGAATTATGTCGGCTTGGAAATTGGGAACACAAGTTGCATTCCCTCAGTTCTTTGTAACTAACGGATTGGCTTAATATTTTAAGAAGGGGTATTGTCCCCTTCTTATTAAAAAAATAAACATTTAAATTAAATCATTATAAAATGGCATGTAATTTAACGGCTGGTATAGCACTAGGTTGTAGAGATAATGTCGGTGGTCTTAAGACAATGTGGATTACAGATTACACAAACATTGCATCTCTCACACAGAGTACTGGTGACACAATTACGCAGATTTCAGGTTCGGGAACATTTTACGAATTTCAATTGATAAGAACTTCTTCTCAGCACACTGAATCCGTGAATGCATCACTTGAAAATGGTACAATTTTCTATCAAGGAGAATGTGTTACATTCTTTGCGAAACTTGACCAAGCTAAGCGTAATATCCTTAAAACACTTGGTCAATCTCAACAATTGGCTATTGTTATTTAGACTAACGATGGTTCATACTTCTATCTTGGACAAACATACGGTTGTTATGTAACAGCTGGTACATCTGTCACAGGATTGGCTCTCGGAGATAGACAAGGATACAACATCACATTCGGATATTTGGAACCAAATCCAATGAACGAGTTGAGTGGTCCTTTGACTTCAGTTGTTGCAGGTATAACTGTACAATAATCTTTTCTAAAATGGTGGGGAGAATTTATATCTCCTCACTATTTTATTATATTTAATAGAGATGTTAATAATCAAAGCAGCACAGAGGAATACTCTTGTTGTTACAGTTTCACAGAATTCAGAACTATCCAATCCTGAATATCTATTTTCATTCGTTCATACATTCACCAAAGAGAAAGTTAGATTTATCCCAACAGATATTTCTACTCATAAATCGAGGTATGATGAATTTGAATTTTATGAAGGTACTGGTGTTGGTGAAATCATGTTTCCTTATGAGGGAACATATACTTATTCCATTTGGGAACAACCAGCTGGTAGTGGAAATCTAAACCCTGCGCTTGCATATAATCAAGTTGAAAATGGACTTGCAACAGTTTATGTAAGTAGTGCAATGACCGATGAGTCAAACTTTGATATATTCATTTCTCCTGATGAGGAAAATGCAAATTATATATTTGCTCCTGATGAATTAAATCCTCCACCTCCTCCATCTCCATCTACAACTGTTACTCCAACTCCTACGAAGACTCCAACACAAACTCCTACCAATACTCCTACGAATACAAATACTCCAACAAATACTCCAACCAATACTCAAACTGGAACTGAAACACCAACGCCTACTCCAACAATCACACCTACAAACACTCAAACACAAACGCCAACTACAACAACAACTTTAACAGCAACACCTACACAAACACCTACCAATACTCAAACATCGACTCCTACAAACACTCAAACACAAACTCCAACGACAACAACGACTTTAACTTCTACTCCTACACAAACTCCAACTACAACAACAACTTTAACTTCTACTCCTACACAAACTTCAAGTGGAACACCAACTTCAACTTCTACTCCTACACAAACTTCAAGTGAAACACCAACTCAAACTCCAACCAATACGGAAACACCAACACCTACTCAAACTCCGACTAATACGGAGACATCAACCCCAACTCAAACTCCAACTAATACTCAGACGCCAACGAATACAATCACTCCAACAAATACTACAACGAACACACCTACTCCGACACAAACACCTACTCCAACTTTTGTGAGTGGTACAACGGAAGCAGAACTTTTCTTGAACGCAGTCGTATTGTCAGGTGGAACAGGAATTACATCTACAGTCAGCGCAGCAACTAAAACCCTATTCACAAGTCTTGTCTCTAATAATCTTTGGGATAAATTAATTGTATTCTATCCTATGATTGGTGGAAACGCACAAGGAACTTGTATCGAAGCAAAATCCCGGTCAACCTATAATCTCCAATTCAATGGAGGTTGGACATTTAACTCATCGGGTTGTACACCTAATGGAACGAATGGTTATGCTTCCACGTTTGTAAATGATTCAACTCTTCAACAGAATAACAAACATATCTCAGTTTATTCAAGAACAGATGTAGATGCAAATGCGTGTGATATGGGAGTTTTCAATGGTGCAGCACTCGTAGACAGTGGAACACACATGTTCCCAAGATTGAGCGGTGGACTTTATTTTAGAAATAGTGACGCAGGTTCTTCAGATGTCGCATCAAGTTTCTCCAATGGTTATTATGTTAATACAAGAGATAGTTCAACAACAAGACAGGGTTATAGAAACGGAACACAATTATTCAATAGAACAATAAATTCAAAAACTCAAGTAAATTCAAATCATTTCTTGGGTGCATTGAATAACATAAATGCGGGTGGTCCTGTTTCTTATTCTACAAGACAACTCTGTTTCGCAACCATCGGGTATGGTCTAACAAGTGGTGAGACCGCAACCCTATCAACAATAATAAACACATTCCAAACATCACTTGGAAGAAACACATATTAAACAATGCAATTAGTCGCACCTCTTACAATTCATCAAAAGGATAGTTTGGTTGGACAATTGGTTCAACCTGATTGGTATTTTTATCCAATTTTATCAGGGGGAACAGAACCTTGGATTATCAGTCAACAAGAAATAAATGCGTCAATATATTCAGACCATGAGTGGATAAAAGACTTACCATTGGTAGAGTATAATCCAACAATTATTCCAAGTGGTAGTACTATAGGTTGATTATTGATATAAAAAAATATATTTATTAGTATGAGCGAAAACATTACGCCTGATAAAAAAATTACCAATGATACTCTCAAAGTGTTCGAATTTGGAATACCAGCTCGTGTACCAATCATTGAAGAAAATTTATTAATTAATACTAGAACGCCGTGGGTATGGTATGGTATTTCAAATCTTGCACCTCAAGAATTAATTAGATTATACAATACATCTCCTACACATAGAGCCTGTATTCAATCAAAATGGTTTGGTGTAAGAGGAGAAAGTTTGATTGCAGAAGTAGGAAAAGAGAATAAACTTATTATGGTTAATTCTCTTGGAGATACACTCTATGACATATGGAATAAATCTACTTTAGATTTTATTTTATATGGTGGTTTTGCTCTCAATATTGTTTGGAGAAAAAATAGAGATTTAGGTTTTGAAATTTTTTATATAGATTTCTCAAAAATCAGAGCAGCTAAATCTGATTTGTATGACAAGGTTCATCATTATTACTATTGTGTAGATTGGTCAGCTTATAAAAGACCAGGATTTGAACCAAGAAAACTTCAGGCATTTGACCCAAATGCAGATGAACCATCTCAAGTATTTTATTATACAACTCACTCAGCAGGAAATAACTACTATGGAACACCATCTTATTGGGGTGGAGCTACAGCAATTGCCACAGAAATAGAAATCTATAATTGGTGGTATAATAACATTTGTAATGGATTACAACCATCTTTATTTGTTTCTTTATCACCAGTTCCTGGTCCTGAAGAGCGTGAAGCGATATATCAAAATTTGTCCAACAAAATGGGTGGTTCCAACAACGCGGGCAAGCTCTTTTTAACATTCAGTGATAATAAAGACCAAGCCCCAATCGTAGAACAAATTCAACCTAATTCAAGTGATAAACAATTTCTTGAAATGGGTGATGCAGTACAAAATGCGATTTTAGTATCCCACCAAGTCTCCTCCCCCGAACTTTTGGGAATTCTGACTCCGGGAAAATTAGGGACTAGTGACCACCTTGAAGCACAAGACCATTTTCAAAATCTTGTAATCAAACCTATTCAAACAGAAATCAAAGTTGTATTCGAGAAGATTTTATTATTAAGAGATAAAGAACCAGTGAAATTTGAGATTGAACAATTCCAAATGGTTACAATCCCTGATGAAAAACCAATCACAAGAATAGAAGAAGAAAAGATAGAAGATGTTGGAGTTCAAAAAGACGAATCAATAAACGAAACAAATAACCAATAATATGTCATCACCTGGTATTGTCCCTCAGAATGTCCTTCTGTTAAGTGAGAACAAACTTAAAAATTTCACTGACATTGACCCCAATGTTAGTGCTTCCATTCTATTACCATTTGTTGGAGTTGTTCAGCAAACAAAGTTAGAATATATAATTGGTGCCCCCTTCTATCGTTCATTATTGAATCAAGTTTCCAACAACACAATATCGGGTAATACTACTGATTACAATTTTCTGTTATACTTCGTTCAACCAGCTCTTATTTGGTGGGCTTATGCTGAAGCATTACCATCAATTTTTATGCGTATCAAGAACAATGGAATACAAAGCGGTGTTCCAAATACAGTAACCATAAATGAGATGAATTATATGCAGAAAAGAGCTGATGATAGAGGACAATTTTTTGAGGAAAGAATGATACAAGAGATTATATTCAATTCCAATTTATACCCTCTCTGTTTCAATTATACTTCAAATCAAGGTCTATTTCCTCATTTGGGAAAACAATATTTCAGTGGAGTTGTAATTCCGAACGGGTCTTGGACAAACACTCCGGGTTATATGATGCAGACCCTAGGTCTACAATGGTACGCTGACCCAACTTTATCGAGTTGTTGTGGCTTATATTAATTAAATTAAAATGACAGAAATAATTACTTTATTCATATCAAATATTCTTACTGGTTCTGTTACTTGGATATTTAGTAGAAGAAAACAGAGTGCAGAAACTGACAATGTTATATTGGAAGGATTAACACATTCGATGGAGATTTATAAAGATATTATTGAATCTCTTAAAGAAGAAATACAAAGACTTAACACGAAGATTGAACACTTGGAGAGTAGAATTGAGGAGCTTCATAAAGAAAACAAAATATTAAAATCTAACATCTAAAAATTTTTATATATTTGATTATGCAAATTAAAAGAAAATACGCTAGATTAGAAGTTAAATCAGAAGTTGAACCGATATTTTATGGAAAAATTAAACACAGAAGAATGTTGTGTATTTGTGATTGTGGAAAAGAAAAAATTGTGAATTTGAATGATTTAAATCAAAAAAAAACCACAAGTTGTGGTTGTTATAGAAAAGAATTTACTTCATTGAAATCTAAAAAATTGAACACAAAA